TCTGAAGTAAAGCAGCTCCATCGCTATCATCCGCCAGGGTATAACCACGCATAATATCAGGAATAAACAGGCCATCAGAAAACTGGCTAATCCGGTTCGTGTTTGGAATACTTGTATCATACGTCGATAAAAAGTTGCTAATATCCCTGTCATTCGCAATCACACATCCAAGATCACCCGTATTAATCGGAAAGCTTAAAAACAAACCCCCGCCCCCCAATAATAGCACAGGAATAGAGGCTATTTGCTGGCGCGGAACTGATGCCCCGCTAGTTGTGATCAAAGAGATTAAAAGCTGAACTTGTACGCGGTTTTCCACGCGGTCATATGCAATAACCCGCGCGGGTAACATGCCGTCAGTTTTCTGCATCATCTTGCTAAAAGCAAAACGAATAGATCCTGCTAGACTATTATTATCGGATGGGTCTAACGATGGATTATTATAACCGTCAGGCATTAGTCGCCTCCCCGTTTGTGGTACCAATTCGGGCGCAATCGGCTATGTAATAAAAAGGCACCTGCCGATTTGTGACCTGAAAAGCGAGCTGATAGATAACATAGATCCCATTTGCCGCGGGGTAAATATCACTTTGCACTTGAAGCGCACCACCCAAAACGGTTTTGTTATCGATGAAGAATTTGACACGCACACCCCTTTCTGTGAATTGGGGTATCCCGATCATGCCTGTAGCTGCAGAAAGCTGACGAACAGGGCCGTTACGAAACCCGTTAACGTTCTTGACGACAAGAGTATCATCATCAACAAAAGCATTTATTTGTCCAAGCGCGGCTAAAGCTACAACTTGCCCTAAGGCGTCGCCCGCATATGCGTAGTTACTCACTTCTTTGTCGAGTGCTAGAAATTCTAATCGAAGGCCGGTATCTTGTGCGATCGCCCTTGATATCTGTTCGACCGTGGCGAGTCCCGGTTGATTACGTGCGATAATACCCGCTTTTAAAAAGTTCCCTGTTAAACATTTCAACGTCACGCCTACATCGGGCGGCTGGGAAACTGAAGAATACACAATATTTCCACGGTAGATGACCGATGTACCATACGACTTCCGACCGGCTTTTAAAATAATGGCCTTAGGCGAAAAGTTCGCATTATATAAAGATGTCTCAGTTAGAATATAGTCTTGTGTTGCTTTATCAAGATTGTAAATTACTATTTCCGCTTCATTTTGTAACGGGTTCGCGTACTTAACACCTGACGCCGCAATATATAAGTCTTGATAGGTTTTTATTTTCCCGTTGACTTCTATACTGAGCGTTACTAAACGCTCATCTAATGATGTTTGAACGGCGGGGGGAGCCGCTATCTCACTAGACGGTGTTGACATTAATAGCCTCGATTTCTGCTTGTGATGCAAATATTAAATATTGATCCACGCCGAACCGATTCCAGTCTGGATATTCATAATTTGCGGTTTGTAATATAAAGTTGCCATTTTCCATGTACTGACTGACAATAATCGGATAGTTTGGGACCAATCGCGTGCCAGTCAATAGCGGGGTATTATTGATATCAATGTCGATCGACATTACGCCATTTCCGCAATCATGAAACCTTAAATCGTATTGCGCATTATTTAAATATATTGAGAGTGATTGATTTGGGAGAACTGATAGCGGTATATTAAGCATCAAAAACCTACTATATTTTTATATGACGTTAGGCCAGCCGAACCAAAAGAAGCCACGGCTAATAGGGTTTGTTTTGTATTCGCGCTTATGAATCCCTGCTGGCCTTTATCTACCGTGGTACTGTCTGACGGATCTGCAGGAGTAACATTACCCACGGGGGCAACAAATAGGGCTTGTCTTAAACTGAGCGTCAATGATATCGCGTCATATTGTTCCGGGGTTTCTTCGTGTGGCATACCTGATATTAGTTGATTTTCATAAACACCCGTACGCGTTTGAATTACCAATAGAGTACCGTTTAAATAATAGGAACGGATAGCCTTATAGGTATCCTGATAGGATACGGGCAAAAGGATAAGTGATAGTTCTATTTCCACAGGGAGAATCACACGGTGATCAGTTATAATCGCCCCCGTCTCGATCGGATGTTCCATGACTTTTGCTTGTTCTTTAATTACCGCGCGGATCCCTTTCGCGTCTCTAAAAAGTTGTTCGTAATCTTGAGTGAATACCGCGACGGTGTCAGTTGCGAAAGACGGTAAAAGCGTACTAATAATCGACATTAAACCACCACCGGCGAATCGAAATTCGCGTTACTTTGTTTTAATTGTTCGCTTAAAGATAGGATCATTTCGTCGGCGACATCTTTAGGGTTGCTAGCGTTAGAGTTTACGTTGATCGTGTTAACGTGGAAACTGCGCGATTGAGAATTACTCATCGGAGCAATCGACGTAGGGATTTGTTCTACATAGGGGGTAGTTAAATATTCAAAAAGTTTATCCCCAAATAAATTTTTAATTTTTCCTGGATAATCTTCTTTTTTAAATAGTTCTTGTATGGTATCCAGATGCCCCTCAGGGTCAAGATCTAATATATCATCATCGCTTCTTTTCCAATTATTGAACGCCGTTATTAATTCCGTTAATGAGTTTATAAATCCAGTTAGCGCGGGAAGAACTTCGGGAGAAATTGCCCTAAATAGTGAATCTAACGAATCCGAAAACTCACCCATTGATTTATTAAAAGCTTGAGCGACTTTTACGTCTTCGGCACTCACTAGACCTAGTTCTTTTTGTCTTGCTAGGTCTTTTAGAAAAACGTCACTACCGCGACCAATAAAAGCCGTAATGCCAGCGGGAATCCCTAATACTTCTTGAGCATATCGGGGGCCTTCTATCGGTCCCTGTCGTTTAATAGTATCGCCAATTTCCGGTAAAAGTTCGACTACTCTTTCAGGTGAAGTATTAAAAAGTACTTTAAGAGTTCTAATTGTGCTCGCGAATTCTTCAGCCGGTACGCCGAAATTCTTAAGGGCTTTTCCCCACGCGTCTAGTACTTCAGGACTTAGACCTAGTTCTTTTGATAATAGAGCTAAATCGCTTATGTTTGATATTGCAGTACTAAAACCGCCGATGACAGATCCGACGCTAAAATAAGCGGCCGCTACGCCAGCCAAGGACTTGGCTAAACCTAAAAAAGCGGTGTCGGTTTTCTTAGTTTGTTCTTCTACGACTTTAAAAGTCTCGCCCGTTTCGCCCGTTTTCTTTTTAACGTCGTCCACTTCTTTTTTTAACTGGGTGGAGTCGGCTTTAAAAAGTAGGGTAAAGGTTTCAAAAACGGCCATTATTTACGCCCCTTTTTACCGGCGTCATAGACCGCCTTATTTTCGTTATATTTTGATACGGCGATAATCTCATACATATTTTCGGCGTCTTCCCACGTGTAAATCGTTTGTAGCTCATGAAGCGTGGCGTACTTGTGCGCGATGATCGTACCGATAAGCGCGTCAACATTCGGAAAAGGTAACGGGTCTATTTCAGACTCAGGGCAAAGGCGGGGGATCTTTAACTTTGCCCGGGTTTGAAAAAACTGCAGTTATATTTCATCATTTCCTTTTCGATTTCCGCCAGTACTTCCCAATCGCCCGCGTGGTTGTTTACGAGCTCGCGCGTGGTAAGTTTCAGTAACGCCCCACCGTCTAGGTTAACCGCTACATAACACATCATTTTAAGCATCATGGCTTCGTTTAGCTTATAGTCTCCGCCCGCCATCCCTGAGTGTGTATAGTTAGAGACGATTTCACGACCTTCCACGGCAGGAAACTTGTAAAGCGTAAACTTCTTACCTCTGATCTCTTTTTCCATGGGGTATAGCAAAATTAACCACCTATCCTATTTTCAAAACAGAATGAATATGTTTTTGATTTCAATCTTGCACTACTGGCAACGCTACTAGCGACAGGGCCGTCAGTAATTGCGCCATTCTGTAGGATGATGAAGTTACCGGCCGGATAGTTTACATTCATAATCAAAACATCACGCGCTCCAATTTTCCCACGCCCGACCCGATTTGCTTCTAATAAAATCGCAAGGTTAATATCCGCAAAACTCCCAGGGATAACAGAAACGTTTATTATGATCGGGTTGGGTTTTGACCAGATTATCAGATCGCCATTAAGCCCCATCGCCTTATCCGCGATTTGTAAATTGGTTAAGTCCGTTGGGTCGGTGTCGTCAGCGAATTGATCTATATACAAACCGACTGGGAAAGTTTTTGATGCTACGATGTTGATCGACAGCCCAAAGCCTGAAATATTTTGCATTTCGTTTTATCCTTAAATCAAAACGTGCGTGCCGGACACAAAATTAATAACGTCATCTTTGCTATAAACTAGCGTGTATTTCGCTTGATATTCAATACCGACAACCACGATCACACAATTGACCCAGTAGCCGATGTCTTGGACTTGATGCCACGCATCCGGATCATTCGTCACGCTTGTAACGTACATTTGCTGTGACGTTGTGAGGGTTTTGTTAACACTTATAGTACCGTTATTCAAAGCTTGATTGATTACGCTTTGAAGCGTTACAAGTATCATTGACTGACCTTGAAGGTTAGCCGGTACTTGAGTCGAGGCCAGTAAGAGCGTCATCACTGCTGCAGTCGCTGCGTCTTTTAGCCAAATTTCATTGACGTACGTAGTCATGCTTAATGGACTTGTGGAAGTTCCCATCATTACGCCAGTCTGATAAAAAGCGATTTGTACGCCCGCCGATTGTGTTTGTCCATAATAATTTATATCAAGTAAGTCGTAAGCGTTAGCGTCTGAATCGTCCGTCACACTTGGAGTTAATCCGCTGAACGTTTGAAACATATAATTTTGGACACTGTTAGGGGCTACGTAATCGGTTGCCGCTTCTATCATCATCGGGCACATTTCTGGATATTGTAACGGGCTCAACGTGGGGCTGAGTGTTAAACAACATCCTCCGATGTCAGCTAACGCGACTGACCAGGTGCTGGCATTTGCCGCCGTGACCGCAATACTATAAAGATAAAGATTATTTAGGGTTTGGTTCCACGTTGCGGCCTCGGTAACTTGAGACAAATCTAAGTTAAGATTAGTAAGAAACGTAAACGATCCGAAATTATTAGATATCTCGTTAGAGGTTGTGAGGGTCCCTGCGATAGTTTCCACGGCTGAACCTGGAGCCCAGATGGCCCCGGGTGTGGTTGCGCCGTTAATATTAACCGACTGTGGAACCCACCCTAGGAATCCCGTGCCGGTGATATCTGTGCCACCACCGCCGACCGCTACAGAAATAACCGCCGCGCCTGTTGCGCCGCCCTCTAAATCAAAACCGCCCGAACCGATATCAAAGGTAACCGTCGCGCCTGTCCACAATGCCCCGCCGCCCATATTAGATTGAATCGCGCCTTGAATTAATGTCGCGATGTCGGCGTTTGAGGTAACAGCACTAAAATCGAGCCCGCTTAGCGTATAGGTAAAGGCGCCCATGGTTAGGATAAAAGATCCGGAAGTAACCGCTGTCCAGTTTGTATAGACGCTTCCCGTTTTAGCCGCTGCGAAAATCATCGGGGCCACTGCGGTATTTACCCATCGGGCGAATTGAATCGAACCGGCTTGCGTTAGTGTTTTACTGATAAACCCAAAGTAAAAAACCGCCCGCTTATATTCCTCACTAGCGGTACCGAAATAAGATCCGACCGCTTGCGCACTATCAAAAGATATAAAACTTTGAGGTGGGACAAGATCATTTGCCGTGAAGAATCGACCGACCAAATCCCGTGTAGGTACTACCGAACCGGCCCCGACTCCAGACGTGACATCTACGTAACGGGCAATATTTATCGACATAACTTTGTCATCCTTAAACTGGGTAAATACCGTATTGGTATGTGTCTATAATTGGGGTCGTTGATAATCTATCATTCAAGTATATCAGAGTAAAATCAAAAGACGGTAAAGCTTCAAAATTATCGCGGTCGTCGGTAAAATAAGGATTTGATACCCCCATTACGCGAAGTATGCCCACGCCCTGCGCGTTTAATATCGCTCGAGTGTTATCGCTTTGCATGATACTGGCTACCTCATTGGCGAGATCTGATGCGGTATAACCAGGGGTTTTAACGTTTTGAAGAACTAAAGCTTGCACCCTAAAAGTAGTCTCGTAGTATTGGCGTTCGTGGTGAACCATTCTAGTCGCAATCGGATCCCATTCATCCGCGCGACCTAAAAAACCATATCTCACGTTATGCGTCTTATAAAAATAAACTGTCGGGGCTGTGGGTATGCCCTGCTGCGTGGGTTGATTTGCTTGCTGTACTACCACGGTGCTAAAGCCGTCGGCGATAAGTCCGGCTTGAATAATCGGTAAAAATAACTGAATGAGGGTGTTATCGGTTTGGCTCAATTTTCATCCGTCCCTAAAAAGTTACCGTGCCCAAAGTTCTGATAATCATTAGTTGCGGGAACGGTACCAAATCCCCAAATCCCCTTTTGTTCGATATCGGGGCCTATGTGAACACACAAGACGCCTTTCCAGCCATCGAGCGCATACCAATCGTTAGCTGATTCGACCTGGAATAATTGACCTTCAAAAGCGACTTGGTCAGCTGTGACGTCTCTGTCTAAATCGAGCAGGTCATGCGCGGTGTAGAAAGTATAATAGTCTTTTTGAAAATCTAGTCCATGTTGCATATATAGATTACGTGGAACGGGTTGCCAGCTTCCCTGTATAGTAATGCCAGGTTGATAGGTAGTAACGTCTTGACCTAGGTTATTAAGAGCGCGACTAGCAAATTTGTAGTAGGTAAGACCCTGACGGGCTACCATCGTTAACGCCATTCTTAATAAATTTTGTCCGGGTATATTCACTATTCCGACTCCACGGCACTTGTGACAGCGGCGAACATGATACCAGTATCAATAAGGGGTTTCGTCAATGTTTTTGATACTTTCTTCTTGCTTAGTTTATGCAATCGATTTGCAATAGTAACAGGCGCGAGCGGGGGAGACGTAACCGCCTGTATGGCTTTCCTAACATCGCCCTCCGCTACTCCGCCTATATCTTTTAATACTGATGTGATATCAGTGCCCCCAATAACGGCACTTGCGGCGCCTTTTTCCATAATGCGCAGCCATTTGACGCGATTATTTGCCACGGCGGGGGCCATAAAAGGACGCGCCGGGATATGTAGATGCGGTGCGCCGTATTCGTTTTGAGCGGCGACGGCGGCTATATATTCGCCCGTGTCTTCGTATCGTTTATTCTCCACCCACCCCACGCGTAATACCTTATCGGTATTAAGCGCAGCGATGGCTTTATCAAGATTAATTAAAACCTCATTGGAAATATTGATAGCCATAAGGGCTCCCGTATCCACGAAATGCCGCGAGGGTAGGAGTCCCGCCGATATAATAACCACCGGCTGAGTTGACCTGCAGCAACGCCCACAGCTGTTGACCGTAGGGGCTAACCTGCATCCACCACTGCCATTGGTTTTTCAATGGGGGTGGGACTGTGGTAACTTGCACCTTATCAATCGTCGCGGCCGTCATTACATACGGTACTTGTCCCTCTGCGATAAGCCCCGAAATATAGACTAGGTGCGCCGTCATCAGGTTTAGCCCGGCTTGGCGGGCATCACAACGTAGCGGCCCAAAGTTCCCCACGTCGCTCATATAGTAAGTCGCCGTAGTCCAGAAAGCTTGGAGCGTAGCCATCGGATAACGATGAAAACTAGAATATGCCGGACACTGCGCCCGGAAAAGCGCATCGTCATAAGTCAATATTGCGGGGCAAGGGGTTGTCATACCATACTACCAAAAGCGCGATAGGTATTCTCGGCCCCCTCAACTTTAATATAATCTTTTGGTGTTTTCGGGGATGACCCGTCTGTGTCTTGCATGTCCCGTTTAACGGTTTTTTCCGGGTCTTCTTTGCGCTTCATAACGCGGATAAAACCCTTTTTAATATGCTTTTGAAAAGTGGGCAAACCCATCAACCATTCCATATCCTCATCACTTTCCACCCGGGTAACAACGCCCTCAGGTGTAATGAAATGCTTATTTGCAAGACCATGACCGCCTTGGATTACAAAGCGCTTTTTAATCACATTGTGGTTTTTATTGCAGTTGTTATCAAATTCGACATATTGGATCGAATTCGTGTGTGTGGATGTTACATAGTGGGTCATGGGGATAGCTCCTTAAATCGACCGTGGGTTATATCGTTTTGGTACTAGGCTGCCAAGGCAAAGTATAGCACCTATACTTAAGCTATTAAAACATTGAGGGCGAGATTATGGACAAGAAAAAAGGGTTTTTAATACACCTGATCCCATATATTATCGCTTTCGCTTCGGCATTATCGACCGTGGTACCACACGATAGCGACGATCCGATTGTCCAAACCGTCAAGGTCATTAGTGATATACTTGCGCTAAATGTTGGCCACGATCCCACCGTGGCTCCTATCCCTACATGCGAGACCCCGAAATGACAGATCCGTTTACTAAAGCATACAACGATGCGATCAAGCTACTTAAAAAACATGAGAAAGAAACGCAGGCTATTATTTTGGCGTTAGCTTTAGCTGCTGCAGGTGCGGGGGTTGTTGTTGTCAAGACTGAATCAGTGCCAGAGCTTTAACTAGACAAAGCTCGCATAAACCAAATCGCATGTATTGCTTGTCTATATCGCGCACGTGCGGATATTCAAACCACACGGTAAACGGTACGAAATTCGAACATTCGAAGCATTTGGAATTAGGTTGATGCGGGGCTTGTAGCTTTCTCACGGATATCTACCTAGAAGAAGACGTCGGGCCATATTACTCGCGCGGTCATGACCCACTTGGTTCGCCCACAGGCTATCAAGTAACTCATTTGATGCCTTGGTATAGTCTAAGACTTTAAGAGCTGCGATCATGTCGTTAAATTGTAAAAATCTCGACATGCCGATATTAAAAACCAATTCGATTAAGACGCCTTGTCTTACGGGGTCTAGTTTCACAAACCACAGGTATTTAGACAGTTGAATCGTGGCGTTGGTGATGTCGTTAGAAAGGAGGGTATACGCTTCATCTTGACTTATTCCCACGTCATCGAGATTACGTCCCACGCCTATCGTCATTTTTCCGACACCGTCAAGGTACGGTTTAAGTCGTAAACCTTCGTGCAATGTAATAATTGCGGAAAGTTGATCCATATTTAACCTCAAAAAGTAAAGCCGTAACGCGCAGGGAAACCACACATTACGGCTTGTCGTGTACCATTACATCTAAAGTTTAACAATACTCAACCAGGATTTCAACCCCCGGTTAGCCTAAGTTAGCTTTATACGTTAAACCAACGAGTTACGGCCCAGGGACGCTTCACCATTATCCCCGCTGTCGCGTTGGTATAATCTTCTTCGTAGCCCTTAGTAAGCTGCTGAACCCCAAGGACTTGGAATTTAGCGGGCACGGGTTGAATGAAGGTCTTACCGCCGTCTGTTGACATATCATCGATCTGATCTGCATACAAGTAGAAGACATTATCCCCTGCGTTAGCGTTGTTCAACTGTGGCGCTGACACTACGCGAATGCGTGGATAAGCTTGACGCATCCAATCGCGGACAGAAATACCAAAATCTGAAGTGGTAGCGAGGTAATCCACGGCGTCAGTAGACACGGCTAGGGTTAAGTCTACTTCTTCAGGATCGATTATGTCTTGTGATTGAGTACGCAGCGTTTGAATCGCGGTCAAAATGTCGCGTTGGATTTCTAAAAAAGTTTTAACGCTCCAAGTGTATCCGGCGATCCCGCTGGCGACTTCGGTATATGCTAAAAGACCCGGATCGTTTAAGAAGCCGTAGGTGTTATTTGCGCCAGCGTTAAAGCCGTAGAATCCGATCGTGTTGCGTTGGATTTCAAGAGATAAAGCGCAAGACTCGCGTTTCATTCCTGAATCATTTACAAGCATACGCGCGGCGCGTGCTGCTTCTAGGTTACCGACGCGCATACCTTCCTCGAATCGGATAACGGTACGGGTGTTAAAGTTGGTATTCCATGAGCTCAAAGGTACGACGGTTTGATCGCCGTAAGGAATAGCCGTGCCGGTCCTTTCTAAAACGCCCTGTACGACTTGCTCATCTTCCCACGATCCTGTGATCATAATCCCAGTTAAATCATCGATTTTACGAGCCGCTGTAATTACATAGACAAAGCCGGGTAACCAGTTTTGTAGAAACTGAATTGGTGTGCTAACTGACGCAGTCGTGACGGTGGGCTGCAAACTATCCATCGCATATGAGCTTTTCATCAACTCGCGAACGGTAGCAGTGTCCATGCCGATACCAAGCCTGCGCAGGTCTTGATATCCGGCCACGTCAAAGTTTTCTAAGCGACGAACATTTCTCGCGCCTAAACTAGTGAGAATTTTAGTAGGTGAAGCCATGATTTTTTATATCCTTATGCGTTTGTTGGGATTGGGCTAATGATAGGATTAACCTGAATCACGGCAAGAGCCGAACCGGCCACGCCTTGAGTAAATTGACTTACCACGGCGTTGGCAAAGCTAAACCCTGTGGTACAAGTAGGCCCTGGAGGCATCGTAGCTAGTGCGCCGGTAGTGTCGTTATACAGCACGTAGTCTCCAATTGCGGCGGCGGCGGGCAAGGTTACTATCATCATGCCCTCGGTCAATAATTGGGCTTGTGTATAGTTGGGTAAAGTAAGGGTCGCCGCGAGAGGACCGCCAATTGACGTACCATAAAGCGCGTATTCTTTCGGTGAGCATAGAATACCAGCGAATCCGTGTGTACCGCCTGATCCGGCTTGCGCGATACCTTGACTTGTAATTGTGTATGCAGTCGCACCGACCACGTTAGGTTGTGAGCCACTTTCTAAAGTGTAAGAAAGTACGAGTTGCGGCGCTGTTTGGAAAATCTCCCCGGGGACGCCGAAACCTTGAATAATCGAAACTGTTGATTGGAATCCCATGATTATTTTGCTCCCTTAAGATATTCGTCGATTTGACTTGAGCGTGGTGCGGCATCTTGTGCCATTACCACGGCGGGGCTTAATTTAGCTGCAGCTAAAAAACCGCTTAGAATAGATTCTTCGTGACCGCGCTTACAAGATAGACCTAGTTTTTTAACGCCGTATGCCGCTACTTCGCTTAGGGTTTTTTCTTTGTGGTCAAATGTGCCGATGTGTTTCGATAGCTTTTCGGCTAGCGCATCGCGTTGTGAAATTTCGCGCATTACGGATTTAGTATCCATGCCTTTTCCTTCCTTTCTCTTTTCGTCTTCATCTTCGCTTTCGATTTCTTCGTCGACTTTCTTGTCTTTCTTGCCTTCTTTTTTCTCCGCTTCTTTCATTTCTGATTCGTCGGTAATATCGGCTTTTTTGACAAAGTCTTTGGGTTCTTCGTCTTCGCCGTCTTCTTTGTTCCAATCTTTATTTTCGTCTTTCATCATCATTTTATCGAATCTGTCGGCGATGGAACGCATAGAATCGGCGATTGACCGCATGGTATCTTGTGCGTCTTCAGACATTTCCTCTTTTTCTTTTTCGTCTTTTCCTTCAGGCTTTTCCAAGTCTTCGGGTTTTCCTTCGGGCTTTGTCGTATCGGTCATAATTAGATCCTTGCTGTCAAATGTAAATTTAAGTGTATCAAGTACTGCAACATCCGGGCCTGAGCGTCCCTCATCCACAAGGGCTAGATGATTTCCGCTAATTCCACGCTGAATAAAATCGTAGTGCTGGCCTTCAAATACGCCGCTTTTCTTTTCATAGGTGCAGCGGTAGCCAATTGATAATTCGACTTTCCCGCTATCGATAAGTCTATTAGATCTCTCTGAGAATATTTTAAGGTTTCCACGCAGGTGGCCGGTAGCGTAATCGAAATAAACCTCTTGCCCGATAACCCCATCGACGCCTTTTTCTTCGGCTGGCGTTAGTCCGTTTTCGGACGCGCCTAGCATTGCGTGCTCGTCCGTGAACGGCAGAAGTTTAAAAGAATTGATTGTTACGTCGTTCGCTAGTTCTTCAGCGGGACGATAGACCATGTAGATTTCATTAGGGGATAAGCCGTCATGACCTATTTGTGCGCCTGAGTAGGGGAAAACGCCGACCTTAGATATAGGGTTGCCTTTAATCTCAGGCCATCCGTTATCGTCGTACTCTTTCGCTGACCGTTCTGGTATTAGTCCCGTACTGGTATCATTGGTGGAAAAGTCGCCCAGGTCTTCATCACGTCCGGCTTTATGATAGGCCGCGGCTTCCGCTTGTTTAGCGGGATGTCCAGCCTTAATCATCTCAGCGATGTTATGACCGATGGTTTTTTGTGATGAGCCAGACAATAGAGGCACGCGACATACTCCAATAGGATACTATGAGGATAGCACCGTTTTGGTATTAGCGTCAAAATCTTTTGTTTTTTCTTAAGTCTATTTCTAGTTTGAAGAAAGAGAAAGGGGCTATAATGGCGTAAGCAACCCACCACGGCCAAGAGGCGGAAAAATGAACAAACAGAAAAGCAGTTAAGAGGGCTGGCATTCTTTCTCGCGCTCCCGTTCTAGTACTCTTTGCGTTATGCCATCAAGCCGGTCTACTATCTGACTAAAATGATCTTTAGTAGCCTTTTGTTCATCTAAAAACGCGTGGAATATTCCACGTCGTAGGTAGTGCGTGCAGTCTCTAAGAATTATTAAGTCATCGAGTGTCAGCTCGTATCTAGCCATTTAGTCAGTCTCGTATATGCTAATTGGAGCCATGGAACACTTGCAGTTCTTGCTTATTATCTCTGTAGGTGTTACGCTGTACCATCCCGTACTACTTTGGAGAGTATAAACATGACCACTAAATACACTGACGCTTTTCTTATTGACGCGCAAAAATCTCTTGATTCCGGGTTGAGCCTGAGAGAATTCTGTAAGATCCACAAGGTCAGTTCCAATCGTCTCTCTATCGCCCTTAAAGATCGCTTTGGCCATGTGAGCCCCGTTACTAGAAAACGAATTTTCATCGAATCCCGTGCCCAAGATATCTGTAATAGTTATAACTTTGGGGTCAGTACTCAACAATTGGCTAAAGATTGGAGAGCCAGTAGGGGCACCATATATCGAATCCTTTCTGAAAACGGGGTCGTTTTGCGTGATGCAAGCAAAGCAAATACCCTTCGGATGAGCAGACTCACCCAGGAGGAGCGAGCGAGTTTGTCTAAGTCCGCACGTGCAGCTAAGCGAGAGAACCTGGGGGTGAAAGCTCAGGCTAGAAGGAACTCTTACGATATTGGTAAGGGCGAAAACGAGATTTTCGACTTGCTGGTCACTGAAGGATTTAGCCCCACAAGGCAGCATATTATCGGCCCTTATAGTATCGACCTCGTTTTCGGGAATGTCGCCGTGGAAATTAAATGTTTCCGGAAGTTCGAGACTTCTTTTCCCTTCGATCGTATTAAACAAATCGTCGAAAGTGGGCATATCCTGTGCTTTTTCGTCTTTAATGAGGTTGAAGTCATCCATCATGCTAGAAACGAGATAATCGCCCTCTTGGATTTCGTACGCAGGCAACCATCCACGGGCGGTCAATATTGGGTGATTAATTGTCGAGGTGATAGAACCGCCTTGCACTTCGAGAGTAACAACCTCACCGGCGTGCTTGTATCGCCAAACATTGATACAACCATTAGCAAGAGATACTTGTGTTGACCCTATAAAACAGTTAACTGGATAACCTGGTAGCCCTCTATCTTGCTTAGGTACTCCTAGCGCAGCTTGCTCCGCTTCTAAGTTCGCAAAAGTAAAAACGTGACCGCTCATCTTGATATGCGACTCGCGGGGAGTCTGTCCGCCTGCACTATGTACCCATTCAAATCGGGTAGTGCCCAGGGCGTTTAGTCTCGCTACATTAACCGATGTGTATGCTTTGCGAGTCT